AGAGTTCCTGATGTATCTGACCTCAAGAACCCTGTATTTGAAACCGGTAGATCTACCTTCAAACTTACTAATGACCCAACTAATAGTCCTATTGAAGGATTTGCAACAACTGCTGGTGAAGAGATCTTCTATTCTGAAGGTAGTATTGATAATACTCAAGAAGTAACACTTTCACTCAGAAATGCAAGAGTTGAAGTCAATAGTGAGTTTGCTGAAAGTAGACAACTATCAGATACTGACGAAGGTCTTATTCTAAGTGATGTTACCATCAACCCACCGCCACCACCACCATCTCCACCAAGTCCTCCAACACCTCCAACACCTCCTGGTCGTGATCCTCTTGCACAAACATTCTTTGTTGATGATGAGACTGGTGTATTCATAACAAAAATTGATTTGTTCTTCAGTCAAAAGGATGATGTACTTCCTGTTACTGTTCAACTTAGAGAAACTACTATTGGTACTCCAAACCTCACTATTCTTCCTTATTCTGAAATTGATGTTGATCCTAAGGATATTAACTTGTCTCTTGATGGAACTGTACCGACAACAGTTGAATTTGAATCACCTGTGTATGTTGCAAGTCAGAAAGAATATTCTATTGTTCTCTTATCAGATTCTATAGAATATAGAGTATGGATTTCCAGACTTGGCGAACCTGACGTTACAACTTTGGGACCAGAGTCTGGACAGAAATTGGTATCATCACAACCAATTCTTGGCTCACTATTCAAATCACAAAACGCATCTGTTTGGACACCAAGTCAGTATGAAGACCTGAAATTCCGTCTTTACAGAGCAAACTTTACGGGACAAGGTTTTGTTGGTTTCTTCAACCCAACACTTCCAACTTCACTTTCTCGTATTTCTAAAGATGCTATCAGTATCGACTCTAGAAATATTAGTGTAGGTATTGGAACCACACTTCAAGAGGCATCACTTGAATTTGGCAATACTGTTCTTCAGGTAGGTAAAACTGGTCGAGGAACATTGGTAGGTTATGCAGGATCTGCAACTTCAACACTTTCAATTACAAATTCTGGCATTGGTTATACACCTTCTTCAGGTGGTTACACCTTTGCAGGTGTTGCACTTACTTCAATAACCGGAAATGGACTAAATGCAACTGCAGACATTTATGTTGAAGGTGGTATTGCAGTTGGTGCTACCATTAATACTGGTGGTAAGGGTTACTCAATTGGCGATGTCTTAAGACCTCTCACTGTTGGTAATACTCAACTTGGAAGAAACATGAAACTCTCAGTTAGTGAGATTTCTGGTAACAATGAACTTATTATTGACAATGTTCAGGGTGAGTTTGATACTCTAACACAACTCTCTTATATCAATAAGGCAGGTATTACTACTGTAATTAATTCGGGTATTGGTGGAAATGCAATTCCAGTTGCACCTATTAGGATTAATAGTGATGGACTTCATATGCAAGTATTCCAGAGAAATCATGGAATGCACACAAGAATCAACCGTGTTACTTTAACAGATGTTGCATCTGATGTCTCACCTTCCACTCTGACAGTAAGTTACACTGGAACTGATACTGGACTTATTAGTATTGGGAATACAAATGTCTTTGGTCAGTTTGAAGGTGTTGGTGTTGGAACTACGAATCCAGGATATGTCAAGATTGGTAGAGAAATTATTTCCTACACTGGAGTTGCTAATAATACTTTGATCGGTATTACTAGAGGTATTGATGATAGTCAGGTAACTACTCACAAGGTTTCTGACTTGGTTTATAAGTATGAACTTGATGGTGTTTCACTAAGAAGAATCAATAGAACACATAATCTTGGAGATGTGACCAAGACCAATCCTATTGGACTTGACTATTATAATGTCAAGATTGATATGGATGATACAGATTATGGTATTGATAGATCAGCAGGTACTGTTTTTGGATCAAGATACTTTGCAACTAATGCAAAGGCGGGTGGTCCTAATGTAAAAGGTACTTATAACTTACCTTTCAACTTGATGATTCCTAAGATCAATACTATTGAACCGAAAGGAACTGATGTTGTCATTCAAGCAAGAACGATTTCTGAGACTAGTATTTCTGGTGGAGAAGCTTCTTATGTTGATAAGGGTTATACAGAAGTTACAAACTTCAGAAAGAACTACTTTGAAGATCCTAGAATGATTGCTTCTCCGATTAATGAGAACACATATCTCACTACTCAACCTGGCAATAAGTCCTTTACTGCAGGTATTAACCTCTTCAGTTCGGACAATAGACTGTCACCAGCAATTGACCTAGACAATTCTTCTATTGTATTTGTGACCAACAGAGTCAATGCACCGATTACAAATTATGCAACTGATCCTAGAGTCAATACAACTGTTGATGATCCAAATAACTTCACTTATGTAAGTAAGAATGTTCTTTTGGAGAATCCAGCAAGTGGTCTGAAAGTTTATCTTGATGCTTATATCTCTAGATATAACGATGTTAGAGTATTCTATGCATTAGATCAAGATGATTCACTGGCAGCTGAAACTGTATTTGTTCCATTCCCTGGTTATGGTAACTTTGATATTGATGGTAACCTTATCAGTCAGGTTGACAATGATGGTTCTTCGGACATAAACATTCCTAAGTATGATGACTTGATTGTTCAAAGTCCAGGAATTGACCAATTCAGAGAGTATGTATTCAGTAATGATAATCTCCCTGCATTCAAATCATTCCGAATCAAGATTATTGGAACATCGACCAATCAGTCAATTGTTCCACAAATCAGAAACCTACGTGCAATCGCTCTAGCATAATATGGACATGTTACCAATTGAAGGTAAGGACGGGTATTTTAGGGATACCCGTTCCAATGCTATAATCAACAAAAATGAAAATGATTTCAATATGTATATGACAAATCACAAAAAACTTTCTTCTGACAAGGAACGAATCAACGACATTGAAGATGAACTTGGTAATATTAAAGGTGATTTGAGTGATATTAAGATGATGCTTCAACATTTTATGGACAAACATAAATAGAAAAAAGATTGTTCTATAATGGCAAAGCCTGCTTCTAGACAAGAATTAATTGATTACTGTAAGAGACAGTTGGGTTATCCTGTCTTGGAGATCAATGTTGCCGACGAACAAATTGAAGATTTGGTTGATGATGCCGTTCAGTTGTTTAATGAAAGACATTTTGATGGTGTAAATAAGGTTTTTCTCAAATATCAATTAACCCAGGATGATATTGATAGAGGAAAAGCAAGACCACCTGGTGCTTCAGGGAGTAATCAGACAGGAATTGCATCAACAAGTGCAACAACGTCCATTGTTGGGACTGCAACAACGTTTACTTACTACGAAAACAGTAATTTTATACAAGTTCCTGCAGATATTATTGGAATTGAAAAGGTTTTTCAGTTCAATAATACTCTTGGATCTGGTATGTTTAATGTAAAATACCAATTTTTCTTAAATGATGTGTTCGGTCTTTGGGGTGGAGTCACAGCAGCCTCTGGATATGACATGTTGTCATATTCAATGACCATGAGTTACCTAGAAACGATGAATTTTCTCTTAAATACTCATAAACATATCAGATTTAACCAAAGACAAGATAGAATGTATCTTGACATTGACTATGATACTGTATCAGTAGGTGAATTCTTGGTTATTGAGTGTTATAGGGCTATGAATGGTACAGACTATACTAGAGTTTGGAACGATTCCTTCCTAAAACCATATCTTACGTCTCTAATTAAGAGACAATGGGGACAAAATATGATGAAATTTCAAGGTGTTAAGTTACCTGGTGGAATTGAACTGAATGGTAGACAAATGTATGAGGATGCGGAGAGAGAATTAGAAGTAATTAGAGAAAAAATGTCAAATACTTATGAACTTCCGCCGATGGATATGATTGGTTGATATGTTAAATCCATTTTTTCTCCAAGGATCACAATCTGAACAAAATTTAGTTCAAGATCTTATCAACGAACAGTTGAGGATGTATGGTGTTGAAGTATATTATATGCCCAGACAGTTTGTGACTGTAAACACGGTTATCAAAGAGGTTATTGAATCGGAGTTTAATAACTCTTATCCAATTGAGGCGTATGTTGACAGTTATGAAGGATATGGTGGTCAAGGAACACTTTTGAGTAAGTTTGGTATTCAAAATTATGATGATTTAAAGATTATTATCTCAAAAGACAGATATGAGAACTATATTTCACCTTTAGCAAAATCTATTCCTAATAGTAAACTGACATCAAGACCAAAAGAAGGTGATTTAATTTATTTTCCTCTTGGTGATAGATTATTTGAAATTAAATATGTCGAACATGAACAACCTTTCTACCAATTACAAAAAAATTACGTTTATACACTGACTTGTAGTTTGTTCCGTATCGAAGATGAGGTTATTGATACTGGTGTAGATGAAATTGATGACAATACCCAGGATCATGGTTACATTCAAACTCTTCAGATGATTGGTGCTGGCTCTACCGCAACAGTAACAGCAGGTATTTGTACTGTTGGTGGTGTTACCGATGTATTCATTAAGAATATGGGTAATAACTACAATCATGAACCACTTGTAGGTTTCTCATCAGCTCCTACTGGTGGAACTATAACTGCCGGTATTTCTTCTATCACCAATGATTATGTCAATTGCTCAGGTGGGTCTGGAGGAAAGATCTCTGCAGTTTATATGTCCAACTCTGGTTGTGGATATACTATTGCTCCTTGGGTATCATTCACAAACTTGAACAATAAATCTGGAACAGGAGCAGCTGCAACCACACGACTTGGAAATGGAACTATTCAAAGTGTTTCTATTGCCAATAGTGGTTCTGGATATTTGACCAATCCACTAATTTCGTTTTCTCCACCAGTTGGAGGAGGTACGTCAGCCACTGGTATTGGTTATATTAACGTTGCTGGTAACGTTACAGACGCATATCTAATACATGCTGGTACTGGTTACACTACTGGAGATCTTCCTATTAATGGAACTGTTGATAATCCAACTACTGGGGTTGGTGCAACAGTTGGTATAGGAACATATTTGTTCAATGAAATTGTACTTGGTTCGACTTCTGGAACAACTGCAAGAGTCAATAGATGGACTTCTTCTACCTTAGAACTTGAGATTAGTATTGTATCTGGCGAATTTACTTCAGGTGAACCCATTTATGGAACTGAATCTGGAGCATTGTATTCGGTAATGATACAAAATCAAGATGACTTTGTCACACCATTTGCAGATAATGATACTATTGAAACAGAAGGAGATAAGTTGATTGATTTTAGTGAAGTCAATCCTTTCGGAATGCCTTGATCTAAATAGTTAGTAATACAGAGCAAGATAATGTTTGATTATTTCTACAATGAGGTATTCAGATCCGTAATTATCGGATTTGGAACTCTCTTTAATGGAATAGAAGTTCATCATAAAGATGGTAATGATGATACGTTTAGTGTTATCCAAGTCCCTCTTGCTTATGGACCTACTCAAAAGTTTCTTGCTAGAATGGAACAAGAGGCAAGTCTGAATCGTCCGGTTCAGGTTACTCTTCCAAGAATGTCCTTTGAATTTACTAACCTTGAATATGATCCAAGTAGAAAAGTAACTCAAACACAAACAATCGTAACTGAAACTCCAGATGGTTCTATAAAGAGGACCTACGTTCCAGTTCCATATAACATGACAGTTCAACTTTCGATTATGACAAAGTTGAATGATGATATGTTACAGATTGTCGAACAAATCTTACCGTACTTCCAGCCCGCATATTCACTTCCTATCAAGTTTTTAGGTAACTTGAATGAAGTTAAGTATGTTCCAGTCAACCTTGATACCATTCAGATGGAGGATGATTATGAGGGCAATTTTGATACCAGAAGAGCTCTTGTATATACACTGACATTTACTGCGAAGACATACGTGTACGGTCCTGTGAAGGATGTTAGTAGCGAAATCATTGATAAGGTTTCTATTGGTTATATTGCCGGTTCTAAAGGTTCTAGGGCTGCAGAGAGAGATCTTACTTATCAAGTTACTCCTAGAGCAACCAAAAATTATGACGGAGACGTTGTAACTTTATTGTCAACAAATGTCGATCTTGATGATGGTGTTATCGAAGTTGACGATGCAACAAATATTCCAGTTAGATCTTATATTATGATCGACAAAGAGTCGATGTATATTAAATCCAAGAGTGGTAATAAACTTATCGTTGATAGGGCCAAAGATGAAACACCACTTGAGAATCATCTTTTAGGTTCAAAAGTTGGTAAGATTACTGCTGCAGATAATTCTCTGATTGAAATCGGTGATAACTTTGGTTTCGATGGTAATGTTTTTTGAGGTTAATTTATGACTAAAAAGTATGATGAATTGGACCAAACTTTTGATGTTTCTTCCACAGAAATAGAGACTACACCAGTAGAGACTGTTGTAGAGAAAAAAATTGAGAATATTAGATCACAATCTGAAGATATCAAAAAAGATTATGAATATACTAGGGGTAATTTATATTCTATTATTGAGAAAGGTCAAGAGGCAATCAATGGTATTTTAGAATTAGCACAAGAAAGTGAGATGCCAAGAGCATATGAAGTTGCTGGTCAGTTGATCAAGAATGTAGCAGATGCAACAGATAAACTTATTACACTTCAGCAAAAGTTAAAGGATGTAAGTGAGGAAAAAGACCTTAAGGGTCCAACAACTGTCAATAATGCATTGTTCATTGGTTCTACCGCCGAGTTACAAAAACTGTTGAAACAAAACAGTCAAGATAAATAACTAAAAAGATAAGAAATGGCTGCCACTCCTGCAATTAACATTGTCATCCCACAAGGGGCAGATTTTAGTGAAGTTTTCACTTCTACTAATTCTGATGGATCTCTTTCTAATCTTGTAGGATTTACTGGGATATCCAAGTTAAAAAAATATCCAGACTCACCAATCATTTACAATTTTGCTGTTGGTATTAATACCATAACATCGAAAGTCTCTATTGCAATGACAGCACCTGTCACCACAAAACTGTCATCAGGAAGATATCAGTATGATGTTGTTTTGACATCCTCTACTGGAGCTGTAACAAGAATGGTTGAAGGTTCTGCTATAGTGACCGCAGGTATTTCCACTTAACATGGAACATTGTTAGATTGCAAAGAATAGTAATACTGATAAATAATGTATCAGGGAGAGAAATCCCAAAGTATTATTACTGATAGAATGTCTAACAAAGAGGATCTGCCATCAATAAACGATTATCTAGAGGATAGTAACTTACCCTCATATAAAGATTTTATAGAAGAAAAACATCAACTTCCATCAGTAGAAGATTATACTTCAAAATCGTCCAAAGAAGAAATTTTGGTCGAGGAAACAGTAAAAGATATTGACCATGTTTTGTCAGAGACTGCTCCAGAATGGACAGAATTGGTACGTCTCGTTAATGATTTAAGAAAAGAGATACCAGAAATACCAGAAATAAAATACTATGATGAAGAATTAAGTAATTTAAGTAGTAAACTAACTCATATTGAGGAATATTTTACACAGTTTGATCAAAAAAGTAATAAAATTGATGACTTAGATGTAAAGAATGAGTACCTTGAGGAAAAATTAACTGAAATTGAATCAAAAATACCTGAAATTCCAACAATAAGGTATTATGATCATGATATTTCACATATTAATGATAAAATAACACAGTTAAGGGAAGATGTATTATCTTTACCTGAGATCAAACACTACGATAGTGATATAGCTTCTCTTATAGAGGAAATTAATAAAGTAAAATCGAGAGATGTTCCCGATTTTAGGTGGATTGGTAATACTTTTAATACTATTGACGAAGATTTTACTAGAGTTCAGGGACATCTTGATGTAATTAAAGAGAAGATATCTTTTGAGGTGTCAGAACTCAATGAGAATATTCAAGTAAATAATTTTGAGCAAAATGTAAATGTCAAAAATCTTAAAGATAATATCAGTGAAAAAATTGATCAGACTAATAATCAATTAACTGAAACTAAAGATAAGATATATTCTGAACTGAGTAAGTCATCATTAAAAATTTGGGAATATCATAGAGAGTTTAAGGACGATGATAGAAAACTAAAGAAAGCAATTCTCAGTGAGCAGAATAAGTTAAAACAGAAGTTAGAAAAAGATATTACTTCTGTTAATGAACAAAGTACTAAAACAGATGAGACTCTCTTAAAGTTTTTTAATGAACTTAAGGAGGAAGTGAATTCACTTCCAGAAGTCAAATATTATGATAATGAATTATCTTCTATCACAAAAGATATTGATTCTTTAAAAGTAACTGTCAGTGAACTTAAAGGTATTGCTTCATTAATTAAGAAAGACCAAAAACAGTTACAAGAAAATTATCTCCTCAATGAACCACCATCAGTAAAAGAAAAGGCAGGTGGACAAACTGATCCATTAACACCACTTGATCAGAAGTTTGCAACTCTTGATGATCTATCAAATCATTATAGATTATTCATTAATAGGATCACTACTCAACTCTCAACAATGGGTGGTGGTGGAGCAGGATTCATCAAAGATCTTGACGATGTTAGTTTTGATCAGACAACAGGAACTAATAAACTTTTAATTTATGATGGATCTAAGTGGGTAGGTATTGCTAGTACTGCTTTAGGTGGTGGTGGTGGTGGTAGTGTTGGTGCTGGTGGAACATGGGCAGTGGGATCTGCCGGTATTCACACAACGAAGAATGTTGGTATTGGTGCTACTGCAAGAACTGACTTTGCTCTTCATGTTGGTGGTGATGGTCAGTTTACTGGTAATCTAAGTGTTGGTGGAACAATTACTTATAATGATGTTGAACATGTAGACTCTGTTGGTCTTTCAACATTTAGAAGTGGTATTGAAGTCAACACTGGAACTGCAACAACTGCCCTTTTAGTTCGTGGTGATGCAAGAATTACCGGTATCCTCACTATTGGTACTGCATCTGTCACTATTGATGGTGACAATAATACCATCACAACTGGAATTGTTACCATCACCAATTCAGAAGTTACCATTGGTGATAATGTAGTAATTAATGCTGGTGCAACTGGTATTAACTCTGCGCCAAATGTTTTTTATGTTGCCAAAGACGGTAATGATGCTAATAATGGAACATCTATTGATAATGCAAAATTGACTATTGCTAGTGCTGTAGGAGTTGCACAATCTGGATCAGTCATCAAAGTATTGTCTGGTAACTATGTTGAAAGTAATCCTATTACAGTTCCTGCCTTTGTTTCTGTTGTTGGTGATGACTTAAGAAGTGTTAAAGTCTTGCCAAACAACACTACCAGCGATTTGTTCCATGTTAATAAAGGTTGTAAGTTAGCAAATATGACCTTCTCAGGTCATCTGGCACCAGCAGCTGCAGTTGCATTTCCAACTGCGGGCGCTACTAATGTCGGTGGTGGTAAGTGGAAAGGTCCATACATCCAGAATTGTACTAGTGATACCACTACCGGAACTGGTATCAGAATTGATGGTGATAAAGCTGTCTTGACTAAATCAATGAACGTTGATGCCTTCACTCAATATAATCAAGGTGGTGTTGGCGTTGCGGTTACAAATGAAGGTTATGCTCAGTTAGTTTCAGTATTCACTATTTGTTGTAATGAAGCAATCACGGTCTATAAAGGTGGTCAAGCAGACCTTGCAAATAGTAACTGTAGTTTTGGTACTTTTGGTTTAGTTGCTGATGGGATAAGTCCTCAACAATTTACTGGTATTGTTACTGCTACTGCTACTGCAGCTCAGGACAAGGTAACTATCAATGTTGGTTCTGGAACAACCAGACCATATGACGGCCAAATTGTGTATTTTGATCAACTATACAAATCTGTAGAGACTATTACTGTAGGTTCTGGTGGAACTGGATATACTCAGGCACCAACTGTAACTATTGATTCCCCTACAGGTCCAAATGGAGAAACTGCATCGGCGTTTGCTACTATTGAAAATGGTGCTGTAACAGAGATTTCTATTATTAGTAGCGGAAGTCAATATGCTTCCACTCCTTCAGTTACTATTTCTGGACCTCAGAGTGGAGTAAACACTGCTACTGCAACTGCCAATATGGAGGATATCTACTACATCATAAATAGTTCAACTCCTATAGTTTCTGGAATTACTACAGTAACACTTTCTGATAATTTGATTAATACTGTTGGAATTACATCCACAGTATATTTCTTTCAACAAAGTAAAATTGTTGCAAGTTCACATACCTTTGAGTATATCGGTTCTGGTAACGATATCACAACAGCAACGCCTAAGAGAGGAGGAGTTACAATTCAAGAAAATGAAGTCGTAAGTCAAAATGGTGGAAGAGTGATATACACAAGTACAGACCAGGCGGGTAATTTTAGGATTGGTGATGATCTTCAAATTAATCAAGAAACAGGAACTATTAGCGGAAGAGCATTTTCTAAGAGTTTGTTCTCAGAGATAACACCCTTTATTTTAGCACTTAGTTAAATGGCACAATTAGCACTCAATAGATTTAAAACTGAAACTGTAATTTTAACGACAAGTGATCAAACGATCTACACTGCCCCTGCAGGTTATACTGGAATTATTTTGTATGCTCATATCACCAACTATGGTGATGTTTCAACTACAGTTACCTGTAAGCATGTAAGATCTGGAACTGAAACGGAAATTATTAATGGTGCAACAGTTCCTGTAAATGATGCTTATTTTCCTTTGGATGGTAAGTTGGTACTTGAAACAAATGATTCTTTTGACGCAAGTGCAGGTGCCAGTACGACACTTAAAATACTTCTTTCAGTCTTAGAGACTGCAAATTAATGGCAAGACTTTTAAGCTTAGTTAATGGTTCAATTCCGTATTCTAGTCTTACTGGAATTACTACCGAAATTGTAGGTGATCAAACACCCCAACTTGGTGGAAACTTAGATCTCAACAGTAAGAATGTTGTTGGGGCGGGAATAACTATTATATCTAATGGTGACATTTCCGTATCTGGTGTCATCACCGCAACCTCATTTACTGGTTCGGGGGGAAATCTAACGGGATTGACTGGTGCTACAGCATCTACTTATGGTAGTTCTTTATTCGTCCCAGTCATCTCTGTCGATGCTAATGGAAGAATTAGTGGTATTACTAGTGTAGCAGTTGATTCAGGATCAGTATCTTTTCCAACAGGAAATTATGGTGACCTAAGTGTTGGTGGAAAAGATGCGTTTGATCAGCCCACGGATCCTAATTTTACAACATTTGATTGCTTGTCTGAGCCATCAGGTTCTTTGGACACTACTGATTTGGGTGTACTAACCTAATAATTATAATTCATAAATTCTTATAGGAGACTAATTCAAAATGGCAACTCAAGTTCAATTCAGAAGAGGAACAACTGCTCAGAATAGTTCTTTCACTGGTGCTGCTGGTGAACTTACTATTAACACGGATATAGACTCTATTATAGTTCATGATGGGTCTACTCAGGGTGGAGTTGGAGTTGCGAAAGATGATTTATCAAATACAGCAAGTGTTGGGGTTTTAACTGCCACCAGTTTTGTTGGACCTGTAACTGGTAATGCAACAGGTTTAAGTGGTTCACCAAGTATTACCGTTACAGATATAACTGCTGTGGGTAATGTTTCTATTGCTGGAACATTAACATATGAGGATGTAACTAGTGTTGATGCGCTTGGTATTGGTACTTTCCGTACAGGTGTTAGAGTTACTACTGGTGGTATTGCAGTAGCTGCTGGTGGATTATCAGTAACTGGTGTTATTACTGCATCTAATGGAGTCACAGGCAATCTGACCGGTGATGTAACTGGTAATGCTGATACTGCAACAACTTTAGCAACTTCTAGAACTCTTTCAATCTCTGGTGCTGGTACTGGTAGTGCTTCATTTAATGGTAGTGGAGATGCTGATATTGCACTAACTCTTGCAAATAGTGGTGTTAGTGCTTCAACTTATGGTTCTAGTTCTGCTATTCCTATTCTTACAGTTGATGCTAAAGGACTGGTTACCAGTGCTTCTACAACAGCAATTGACAGTACAACTGTTTCAAATGGAACTGCTTCAGTTGCAGTTGCAAGTAATGGGCCAATCACATCCACTGGAAACCACGACTTCACAGCAGGTATTGATGTAACTGGTAACATTACAGTTACTGGAACTGTCGATGGTCGTGATGTTGCTACTGATGGTTCCAAACTAGATGGAATTGAATCTGGAGCAACCGCAGATCAAACTGCTGCTGAAATAAGAACTTTAGTAGAATCCGCTACTGACTCCAATGTCTTTACTGATGCTGATCATAGTAAACTAAATGGTATTGAGGCAAGTGCTGATGTTACCGATGCAACTAATGTGAATGCAGCCGGTGCTGTGATGAACAGTGATACTACCACTGGATCTATGAGTTTTGTTATAGATGAAGATAACATGTCATCTAACAGTGCAACGAAAGTACCAACACAGCAGTCAGTCAAAGCATATGTAGATAGTGAAGTTAGTAGTCTGGTTGATTCTGCACCTGGAGCATTAGATACACTCAATGAACTAGCCGCAGCTCTTGGAGACGATGCTAGTTTCTCTACAACAGTAACTAATAGTATTGCCACTAAGCTTCCACTTGCTGGTGGAACAATGACTGGCAATATTGTGATGTCTGGATCACAGACTGTTGATGGGAGAGATTTATCTGCTGATGGTTCTAAACTTGATGGTATTGAATCAGGTGCAACTGCAGATCAAAGTGCAGCAGAGATTCGTTCATTAGTTGAGTCTGCATCCGACTCCAACGTATTCACAGATGCCGATCATTCGAAACTAAATGGTATCGCTTCCGGTGCAACTAATGTTACTAACAATAACCAGTTAACCAATGGTAGTGGTTTTATCACATCAGTAGCATTCAACAGTCTTACTTCAAAAACTAGTGGTACTGGAAATTATACAACTACAGGCAATTTCACTGCTGCCAACTTCAATTCAACATCTGATATCAACCTCAAAGAGAACATTGAAGTTGTTACCAGTGCCACTGAGATGTTAAATCAAATCAGAGGTGTTAAGTTTACCTGGAAAGAAACCGAAGAACTATCGGTTGGTGTTATTGCTCAAGATGTTGAGAAAGTTCTTCCCGAATTGATTTCTGAAAGAGATGATGAGACTAAGACTGTTAATTACAATGGATTGATTGGTGTTCTGATCGAGGCAGTTAAAGAGCAACAAAAACAAATTGATGACTTAAAGGGGGAAGTCAACAAACTCAAAGGTAATGCATGATAAATAATAAGAGAATTCATACCAATGTCTGTAGTAGCTGATCTTGAAAAAGGTTTAGTAAAACTAAATAATACCTCTTATAATTCAGTCGATAGACTTATGAAGAAGGTTGCGAAAGATAATGACATCTCTGTAACAGAACTTCATCATAAGTTCAAGGCTAAACACAATATGATTCCCGACGATTGGATTAAAACACAAATGCAGGAAGGTAATCTACATAAGTGGTTCAAAGGATCCAAGTCTAAAGACGGTAAGTCTGGTTGGGTCAATGTAGTCACTGGTGGTACTTGTGCTAGTGATAAACCAGGTGAAGGAACACCTAAATGTGTATCTTCTTCAAAGAGGGCTAGTATGACTCCTGCAGAAAGAAAGTCTGCACAAAGAAGAAAGAAGAAAGCAGACCCAAACCAACAATCAAAGTCTGGTGCGGCTAAACCAACTTATGTTTCCACCGATCCTAAAAAGAAAATGAAAGAATCAACAGATAATCTATCAGAAGTAGTAGGTGGTGCTGGAACTCTTGTTAGACAGGGTGTAAAACTTGGTGGTAAGAAAGGTGGTCGTGTAGTTCAACAAGGAACCACTGCTGCTACTGCCCAAGGAAAAGAGATGGCTAATTCTGCAAAACAGGGTAACCAAAGTAAACTAGTTGGTGATGGAAAGAGTGAGAAGAGAGGAGCAGCAATTGGTGGAACTCTTGGTGCCATTGGTGGAGCATTGATTCCTGATGGTCCTGCCATGGTTGCAGGTGAGATTGGTGGCGGTATTGTTGGTTCCAAGATTGGTGGTAAGATTGGTAGACAGTTTGATAAGAGAGCACAAGCCAAGACACAGAATGAAGAAACAGATAAGAAAGGTTCAGGTTCTGGTAAGAAAGATGCTTGTTATAAAAAAGTAAAGGCATCTGCTTCAGTATGGCCTTCTGCATATGCATCTGGTCGTTTGGTTCAGTGTCGTAAGAAAGGTGCTGCCAACTACGGCAAGTCAAAAAATGAAGAGTTTATGGCTCTTCCTGAAATGACTGATCTTCAAATCAATGCTATGAGAAGAGCTGGTATTGAAGTTGAGGTTATTAATGAATTTTTGGGAACTGCAATTGCCGGAACAGTTGGTGCCGCAAAAGCTAAAGAAGGAAGTAGAGTAAAGAAAGCAGTTGGATCTGGTGCAGGATATGCAATTGGTGCAAAAACTGGTGAAACTGTTGGAAAACATGCAGGAGGAGCAATCGGTTCTGCAGTTGGAAGTGCAGCAGTACCTGTTGTTGGTGGTGCAGTTGGAAAAGTAGCTGGTAAGGCAATTGGAAAAGTGGTAGGTGGTATTGCTGGTGGTGGAGTTGGTGCGAAAGTTGGTAATAAGGTAGTGGGTGAAGAAGTCATTGGTGAGAAGTGTTGGGATGGTTATACTCAAAAGGGTATGAAGAAGAAGGGAAAAAAAGTAGTCCCTAATTGTGTTCCAGTTGGTGAAGAACTTGGTAATGGTATAGGAGGTGGTATTACTGGAGCAGTTTTGAATACTGTCCTAAAAGGGGCACAAACTGTACTCAAAAATCCTCTGGTTCGTAAAGCATCAACTGCATCGACTGTGACAAGACCTCTCACTCTTAAAGGTGATTCTTCTAAAAATGATGTCAAAGAAGAAACTATCGAAGAAGCCGTAAGGATTCCAGCCAAAACCGGAAACATTTATATGGTTGGGTTTAGTTGGAAAGGTAGATATATGCTTATTAAATTATTCTTCCCAACAGTTCATAGACCTTCAAAAAAAGAAGTAGTTGATGCCATTGAGAAAATCTATCCTGGTGCATTAGTCCAGAGATATGATATGGCACCATATCAACCAGGAGAATCTCTCCTTCATGTTGAGGAACACGACAAATCTAGTAAGAGTTGTTCTAAAGGTGAATACTACTGTAATGACTCTAAAAAATGTAAATCAATTCCTAAAGGTTATCATGTAATGCCCAATGGTGATCTGATGAAAGATGAGGATCACGATGAAGGTGAAGGTGGTGATATGAGTGAAGGAGCTGCATGGACTAAAAAAGAAGGTCAGAATAAGTCTGGTGGTCTTAACGAAAAAGGACGTAAGTCTTATGAAAAAGAAAATCCTGGTTCTGATCTAAAAGCTCCTTCAAAGAAGGTCGGTAACAAGAGAAGATCTTCATTCTGTGCAAGGATGAAAGGAATGCGTAAGAGACAGAAACCCTCTAACAATACTGGAGATGATAGATTGTCTAAATCACTCAGAGCGTGGAACTGTTGATATGAAAGACTTTAAAGAATTTCTCAATGAATCCGTCACTATTAATGGTGACTTTAATGGGACACTCAATGTTGGTAGTGACTCTTCTTCTCCAGAACAACAAGTAGAAGAGAACTACAAGTATCTTGCCGACTTTGTATGGATGGGAAGCATCTATAGGGTTCAATTAGAACAGGCCGACTCTGTAAGACTTCCAACTAATCAAGAGTTGGCAGAACAACTACAAAGTGAATATCCTGGTGCAATTGTTCAACGAGTATATCCAGTAGAACAAAAACCATCAGTTAGGTTTGGTGATATTAAAAGATATCATCCTGGTA